CGATATGGTTTATGCCCATCGTAAAGCACGTGAGTTAGAACAAGACCTAGGCTTAGAAAGTGGTGCGCTAACTGTTAGAGCACTGCCAACAACAAACGAATCTATAAATACTATACGTCGACTAGCTGGATTGAAATAATGAATTTATATGAAATGTTTGACCCTAACGGTCCTAATAAACCATCGCTAATTGATGCCTTGCGTGACTTCTTGCCATTGGCAATCAAATATTTAAAATTAAATCACATTCCTAAAATTAAATTAGTTAAAGCGATTAACGGCGGTGATCAACCAGCGTTCGGTCGCTACTCTGTTGACGATCGAGCTATCGAAGTAGTAGTAAACAATCGCAATCCAATAGATATCTTACGCACCTTAGCACACGAAATGGTACACTATACACAAGGGCAACGTGATGAATTAGATGCAACTAGTGGTCGTACAGGTAGTCCTATTGAAGATGAAGCCAACGCCAAAGCTGGCGTTATTATGCGAGTATTTGCTAAAAAATATCCTAGTTATCTATCATTACCAGCTATTGAAGTTCCTAGTCAGATCGACGAAAAGCGTAAACGTAAAAAGAAAAAGAAAAGTAAACCTATGGGGGTTGGCGGTTATTACGGATACTATTGGGGCGATAACGATAGTAACAGCGGTGGAGATGGTGGCGGCGGCGAAAGTATTACTCGCGAGTCTGACGTTGCTGAAGAGTGGAGCAACAAATACAAAAAGAGTATCAACTGTAGTAACCCGAAAGGGTTTAGTCAAAAGGCTCATTGTGCTGGTCGTAAGAAAGCCAATGAAAACTTTGCTGATGGTAAGGGTCCAGGTCGCCCAGGTGATAGTCAACGTCATGGTATTCCAAAAGGTGCTACTATGGCAGAGTTAGAACAGGCCGCTAAGAGTAAAGGCCGAAAAGGACAGCTAGCGCGGTGGCAGATAAATATGCGTAGAGGAAAGAAAAAATGAAATCAAATGAATTTTTAAAAGAAACTGAAAAGCAAAAAGGTGTTGACGGTAAAGCCTGCTGGGATGGTTATAAGCGCATGGGCACCAAGAAGAAAGGTGGCAAGACTGTTGACAACTGTGTTAAGATGGAAGAATCCAATGATGAGTACGATGACGAAGCCGGCATGGTTGATAGTAATTTAGAAACAATTAAACGTGCCGCTGAAGAATTAGATCAAGTGTTAGGCCAAGATGATAACATGGCTGAATGGGCACAGGAAAAACTAGCAGTGGTTAAGAGCATGTTAGTTGCTGTTAAAGACTATGTAGTTAGTCAAAAATCCACAGGTATAGACCCACAAGTAGACGAAGAGTTTAACATGATTGAATCTGTTATTGAATCGCTAGCAGTGCGTAACCAAGTTGATGCTGAAGTTATTTGGGAAGATTTAGAATCACTTACAGAAGACGAACTATACGTGTTTGCTGTTACGCAAGAGCCAGTAAATGAAGATTGGCAAAAAGTTAATAAGAAAGACAAAACAGACGGCATGAGTAAGAAAGCAGTAGCATCTTATCGTCGCGAAAATCCAGGTAGCAAACTAAAAACAGCAGTGACTACTAAACCTAGCAAACTAAAGCGAGGTAGCAAAGCCAGCAAACGTCGTAAGAGCTATTGTTCACGTAGTAAAGGACAAATGAATATGCACAACATCAGCTGTGCTAAAACACCAGACAAGGCAATTTGTAAGGCACGACGCCGCTGGAACTGCTAAGTGCGAGAACTAATCACTCTAATAGAAGCAGTAAGTCGTGGTTGCCCTGTGGCAACTGCGGACATCCATGTCAATTTAAAAAATAGACAACACGCTATTGATGAGTATCATTATGGTCCTGCCAATCCTAACAAGCCAGAAAACTATTGGAAAGAAGCTGCTAAGGTATTCAACGTTAAAGAAGCCACTGCTAAGACTATGTTATGTGGTAACTGTGCGGCTTTTGATGTTAGTGACAGTATGCGCGATTGTATTGCCAAAGGTATACAAGGCGACGAAAAACACATAGATGCCAATGCCACTATTAATCTAAGTGACCTAGGCTACTGCAACTTCCTGCACTTTAAATGTGCTGGAGAACGTAGTTGTTCAGCTTGGGTAACTGGCGGTCCTATTACAGAAAAAGACAAGGACAAGAAGGCAAACTAATATGAGAGCTACTGAATTTCTTACAGAGAGTAAAGAAAAGTTAGAACTAGCTAAGTTACCTTACGCTAGAACAGCTCTAGCACCTGTATTAAGCAAATCAAACATTGACAATCATTATGGTAAACTGGCCAAGGGCTACGTTGATCGTTACAACAAAGGCGAAGGTGATAAGTCATTTAATGCCGCTGGAGCTTTCCTGCACAATTTATTCTTTCCACAACTACGTGCACCACGTTCAAGTAACCAACCTGTTGGTGCAGTAAAAAGTTTAATAGAACGTAAATTTAAATCATACGATAAGTTCAAAGAAGAAGTTACCGAAAAGGCTATGAAGTTACAAGGTAGTCATTGGATTTATCTCAGCAAGAATGGTACTATCAAAACAATACCAAATCACCAAAAGCGCACAGACATCGCCTTACTAATCGACTGGTGGGAACATGCATGGACTATAGACTACGGTGCAGACAAATCTAAATACTTAAAAAATATTTGGCGTATTATCAACTGGGACGTTGTTAATCACCGACTATGAGTAATTGGGAAGTCTACGTCAAAGAATCCTATGAGCTCATTAAGCGAGCCGAAAATCAACTTACTGTCAATTTACCACACGAAATAGAAGCATATCTAGTACATTTATTTGCCTACTATATGGACAAACCACAGGTCAACACTGTGCCTGTGGGAATTAGATTACTTAGTGCTACCTCTATGCCAGTAACTACCCGTAAAGAAATGTTTAAAAGTGTAGGTGACGAATGCCTACTGATCAACAGCATGGGCTGGGGCAGCCATAAATGGCCTAGTAAAAGCTATTACGCTGATATGGGGCAAATGGCCTATATGAATCGTGCTTATGCAGAACGCCCACCAGAGGGGCTATTTGACGATCTAGCCTACGAATTTACCACTGCTACCCGTGTACTAAGTTGCTGTAAAATAAATTAACCAATCTAATTGACTTAGATAATTATTACGTATATACTATATTTTTAACGAAGGAATGTTCAATGTCATCACGTATGTTTTCAAGCGAGCAAAAAGCCAAACTAACACAAATAGTTACAGAAGGTATTCAAGTACTGCAAGAAGTAGAAGATCTAAACGCAGGACTTAGCGATACTATCAAAGCAGTAGCAGAAGAATTAGAAATTAAACCAGCTATCCTTAAGAAAGCTATTAAGATTGCACAAAAAGCTAAATTTGGTGATACCAACGCTGACCATGAAGAACTTACAGACATCTTAGAAACTGTTGGCCGTACGCTTTAATTGAAAGCTAACTGGTACAAGACTGTTAAGTTTATACAAGCTGACTGGCATGCACATCCTGTAAGATTAACCTTAGAAACAATCAATTGGGTATTGAACGTGGTCATTGCTACATCAGTTAGCCTAACCGTTCCATATACCAATTGGTTGTATGTGTATCCTGTTATTTTTGTAGCGTTAAGTATAAGTATCTTCTCAGCAATTAGTCGTGGCAGTTTTGGCTTATTAATGTCAAGTTTGACCCTATTTCTTATCGATTTGATAGGATTTTATAGGATTTTAGTGTTACAATAAAAGAGTCGTACACTTACGTACATGTAGAACAGTTAGCCAGCTATAAGTGGCAGGAGAGTTATGAGTTATGTAGACGCACTATTCGACCGAACAAAAGATCGTATCTACGTTGTTGAACGCAACAACGGCCAAAGAGAGTATAGAGAATATCCGGCAAATTATGTATTCTACTATGACGACCCTAAAGGTAAATTCCGTACAATTTACGACACACCAGTAAGTCGCTTTAGTACCAAAGTAGGCAAAGAATTCCATAAAGAAGTACGCATCAACGGTGGTAAGAAAATATGGGAAAGTGATATTAATCCTGTGTTTCGTTGCTTTGAAGAAAACTATCTAGGACAACCTGCTCCTAAATTACAAACAGCGTTCTTCGATATTGAGGTTAACTTTGACCCTGAGCGTGGGTATGCGCCCACTAACGATCCATTTAATAGCATCACAGCCATTTCAGTATATCTAGATTGGTTAGACAAACTAGTTACACTTGTAGTGCCGCCAAAAACATACAGCTGGGATACTGCACAAGAGATCTGTGATCAATACGAAAACTGTTTCATGTTTGATCGTGAACAAGATATGCTAGACACCTTACTTAACCTAATTGATGATGCAGACATCTTAAGTGGTTGGAACAGTGAGGGCTATGATATTCCTTACACCATTGGGCGGATTGTACGTGTATTAAGCAAAGACGACACACGACGTATGTGCTTGTGGGGTCAATATCCTAAGCAACGTGACTTTGAACGCTTTGGTGCTACCAACATTACCTTTGACCTTATTGGTCGTGTGCATCTAGACTATATGCAATTATATCGCAAGTACACATACGAAGAGCGTCATAGTTATAGCTTAGATGCCATCGGTGAATATGAACTAGACGAACGCAAAACACAGTATGAAGGCACATTAGATCAACTGTACAACAAAGACTTTCCTAAGTTTATTGAGTATAACAGACAAGATACCATGTTGCTAGGTAAGTTAGATAAGAAATTACGTTTCCTAGACCTAGCCAATGAACTTGCGCATGATAACACAGTATTACTACAAACAACAATGGGTGCTGTAGCAGTTACAGAACAGGCTATTATTAACGAAGCACACCAACTTGGTATGGTTGTGCCAAATCGTAACCGTGATGAGCAGGAAAATACACAGGCCGCAGGTGCGTATGTAGCAACTCCCAAAGCAGGCATGCATGACTACATTGGCGCAGTTGATATTAACAGTCTGTATCCAAGTGCTATTCGCGCACTTAACATGGGTCCAGAGACTATTGTAGGACAACTGCGTCCTATTATGACCGACCATTACATTAAAGAAAAAATAGAAAAAGGTTCCTCGTTTGCCGATGCATGGGAGGGTTTGTTTGGTAGTTTAGAGTACACAGCGGTCATGGATAGTAAAGCTGGTACAGAGATCACTATCGATTGGGTTAACGGTGGGCATGATGTCCTGAGTGCTGCAGATGTTTGGCGATTGATCTTCGACAGTGGCAAGAACTGGATCCTAAGTGCCAACGGTACTATCTTTAGTAACGATCGCAAGGGTGTTATTCCTGGATTACTAGAGCGTTGGTATGCTGAACGTAAGGAAATGCAAGCCAAGAAGAAGGAAGCCACAGGTGATGAAATTGCATTCTGGGACAAGCGACAATTAGTTAAAAAGATTAACCTTAACAGCTTATACGGTGCTATTCTTAACCCCGGTTGCCGCTTTTTTGATAAAAGGATTGGGCAGTCGACTACTCTTACAGGTCGTACAATCGCCAAACACATGGATGCATACATAAACGAATGTATCACTGGCGAGTATGATCACGTAGGCAAGGCAATTATCTATGGCGATACAGACTCCTGTTACTTTAGCATGTGGCCAGTGGTAAAAGATGATGTTGAAGCAGGTCGTATGGAATGGTCTAAAGACATTTGTGTACAATTATACGATGCTATTGCAGATCAAGTTAACGAGAGCTTTCCGGGCTTCTGTGAACGTGCGTTTCATACTCCACGACGTCAAGGTGAGCTAATCAAAGGCGGGCGTGAACTTGTAGCACTCAAAGGCCTGTTCATTAAAAAGAAACGTTATGCGGTATTGATCTATGACATGGAAGGCAAACGCTTAGACACACATGATAAGCCTGGCAAAGTTAAAGCTATGGGTCTAGACTTAAAACGTAGTGATACTCCAGCATTCATGCAGAATTTCTTAAGTGAAATCTTAATGGATGTACTTACAGGCACCCAACGTGATGCTATTATCGAAAAGATACGTGACTTTAAACTTATATTCCAAGATCGTCCAGCTTGGGAAAAAGGTACGCCTAAACGTGTAAACAACCTAACCAAGTTCACAGCCGCAGAAGCACGTGAAGGCCGTGCCAACATGCCAGGGCATGTTAGAGCTGCTATGAACTGGAATAATCTGCGCCGTATGATGGGTGATAACTATTCAATGCAGATTGTTGATGGTATGAAAACAGTTGTATGTAAGCTACGTGACAACCCATTGGGCTATACCAGCGTTGGATACCCAACAGATGAAGCACATATACCTGCGTGGTTTAAAGAGTTGCCATTTGACGATGATGCCATGGAAACAGGCATTGTAGATCAAAAGGTAGAAAACTTGTTGGGTGTATTGAATTGGAAGATTGCTGAAAATACACAGATTAAAACAACATTTGATGACTTGTTTAGTTTTGAATAATGCGTGTAAGTGATTTATTAAGATACCGCGATGACGTTAGATCTGCAGCAGATCGTATTGATCTAACCTCAGCTATTTCAGATGTCTGTCAACAACTACATCAATTGACTATTACACATCCGTTTGGTATTGTCATTGAGACAGTAGCT